AAAAGTGATGTCAGACCTTACAGCATGGTTCAACAAAGACGAAACACAAACATCTATTCAGGGATTTGTTGATAGACTAGGAACATTGTTTGACAACCTTGGTACAATGGTTGAAGACTTTAAAAAAGATTGGGGCAAGTTAAGCATTGGTGAACTAGTAACCAAGTATCTTATTAATCCTATCAAAACATTATTTGGTGCTGACACAGGTCCGCCACCAGGACATCCGGAGCATAATAAAAATGCAGGTTCGAAATCAAGTGGACTAATGGGAGGATTGTTTGAATCATTAGGTCCAATAATTGAAAAATTTGAATCGTGGGGTAAAGCATTAATGTGGGGCGGTATTGGTGCCGCGGCTGTATTAATTGGATTCACAGCGGCTGTTGCGGCTATGGCGGCTCCGTTAGCATTAGCAACGCCAGGCGTTTTGGCAATTGGAGTAGCATTTGCCGGAGTAGGTGTAGCAGGATTTGGAATTGCGGCGTTGATAGATTCGATCACCACATCTGTTGACAATGTTGCAGTTGGATTGAAAAAGTTTGAAGACCTTGATTCAAAAAAATTAGGTGACGTTGGTGGGGCCTTAAAACCACTTACAGATAATATTATGGGTCTTGCTAAAGGCGGTGTTGTTGCATCGTTTATGAGTGAAGGCGTATTAGAAAAAATTGCCGCAGGCGTTAAATCGTTTGAAGGTATTGATTCTAAATCAATGAAGGATATGGGTCCTGCATTAACTAGTTTACAAACAGGTATTGCGGCATTTACCGGTGACGGTATTATGGATAGCTTTAGTAAATTCATTGGCGGATTGTTTGGCAATGATGGTGGAATGAAAGATATGGCTGACGACCTTGAGGCGTTTGCTGATATTGATTCCGCTGGAATTAAAGCTATTGGAGATGGGTTACAAGGCATTGCGGCATATATTGAAACTATGGATGGTGCAAACCTTAAACAAGTAACCAAAAACTTAAAAGAATTAATTAAACAAATTGGACAATACAACGAAGAATACAAAAATATGGATGCTGAAACCAAAGCATCGTTTACTAAAGTATTAAATGTCAATAATGAGAGTCAAGATAAGTCGAGTAGCTTACTGAATCAGTTAAATAGTACTAACACACTTATATTAGATGAACTTAAAAAACAAACTAAAGGTGGAAAAGCTATGACAAACGCAATATCAGGAGCGGCATAATGAGTTGGAAACGTTATTTTACGCCAGTTCCAACAGGTTCTGCCCAAGACGGCAGTTATAGCCCACTTGGCGGAAGTACTAACCAAGGTATGGGTCCTGCCCAAGCAAACTATTCAAGTTACTTGCCAGATGTATATGTAGGTTCTCCAAATCGTGTTGAAAGATACGGACAATATAACACTATGGACAACGATAGTGAAGTAAATGCCGCATTAGATATTTTAGCAGAATTTACAACCCAAAAAAATACTTCAAACAGAAGTCCGTTTGTTATGGATTTCAAATCTGATGCAACTAATACAGAAGTACAAACACTTAAACTATACTTACAACAGTGGTGTAAAATACAAAACTTTGAAACAAAAATGTTTCGTATTTTACGTAATGTATTCAAGTATGGTGATGCATTTTTTATTAGAGATCCAGAAACTAAAAAATGGCATTACATTGATCCTGCAAACGTTACAAAGATTATTGTTAACGAATCAGAAGGTAAAAAACCTGAACAGTATGTTATTAAAAATGTAAACTTAAACTTTGTTTCAAACGTAGCAACTACTCCATTACAAACAAACGGTAATGTTACAGGCGGTGGCGAAGGTTACATGACTGGTGGCTCACGTGGAATGACAGGTGCACCTAACCAAGCATTACAAGGTGGACGTTTTGCAAAAGGCGAATCAGAGTTTGCAGTTGATGCAGAACATATTGTACACCTAAGTTTATCAGAAGGGTTAGACAACAACTTCCCATTTGGTAACAGTTTGTTAGAAAGTATATTTAAAGTATACAAACAAAAAGAATTATTAGAAGATGCTATTATTATTTACAGAGTGCAAAGAGCACCTGAACGTAGAGTATTTTACGTTGACGTAGGTAATATGCCATCACACTTGGCAATGCAATTTGTTGAACGTGTAAAAACAGATATACACCAAAGACGTATTCCAAGTAGTACAGGTGGAGGAAATAATGTTATTGACTCTAGCTATAACCCATTAAGCATTAACGAAGATTACTTCTTTCCGCAAACAGCAGAAGGACGTGGATCTAAAGTTGAAACACTACCAGGTGGTACAAACTTAGGAGAGATTGATGATCTTAGATATTTTACTAATAAGTTGGTACGCGGTTTGCGTATTCCTAGTTCTTATCTTCCTACAGGGCCTGACGATGGTGCTAGTGCATTCCAAGATGGGCGAGTGGGTACTGCGTACATTCAAGAGTTACGCTTTAACACCTATTGCGAAAGACTACAAGGACTTTTAACAGAACAATTTAATCAAGACTTTAAACGCTACCTATTAGAAAAAGGTATTAACATTGACACAGCAATGTTTGACCTAAGGATGCAACCACCACAAAACTTTGCAAGTTACAGACAATCAGAACTTGACAATGCAAGAGTTGGAACATTTACTCAAATGGCGGCTATACCTTATGTGTCAAATAGATTTGCACTTAAACGTTTCTTAGGACTAAGTGCAGAAGAAGTTGCAGAGAACGAAAAGTTCTGGCGTGAAGAAAATGACGAAAACTTAACTCCAGTTCCAACAGACGCCGCAGGCGAAATGCGTGGAGCAGGTGTTAGTGCCGCAGGCATGAGTGCAGACCTTGGCGGAATGGAAGATGAAGCAGTTGATCCAGACGCACCGGCACCAGAAGATGGCGGAGCAGGCACACCACCAGAAACAGTAACAGGCGATGATGCCCCAGTACCAGGCGCTGAAGGATAAATATTAACATGATACTACGTGAACTATTTTATTTTGATAAAGAAACTTTGGAGCCAGTTGAAAACAACGCTTACGATCCCAAGTCTGATGATTCAATTATGAAAAAAGACGACACACGTAAGACACGTTTAACATTACGTCAGATAAACAAAATGCGTAAAGCATCTGATTTGCACAAAGAGGAGCAGGACAAGGAATTACATTTCGTAAGACAAATGTATGGACTTGCCGCGAATGCAGAACAGGCTGTTTAAAAATGTCAATAGCATTTGTTATTGGTAACGGCACGTCAAGAAAACCTATACCCTTAGAACCACTTAAAGCACACGGAACATTATATGCCTGTAACGCTGTTTACAGATCAGGATTAAGACCTGACTATCTTGTTGCTGTAGATACTAAGATGGTTACTGAAATTAACAATTCAAAGTATCAACACGAAAACAAAGTTTGGACTAATCCAAACAAACTATACGAAAAATTTCATTGCTTTAACTACTTTGCTGATCCTTTAGGTTGGTCAAGTGGACCTACAGCATTATGGTTAGCATCTTATGGTGCAGATCATCAACACAGCGAAATATACATACTAGGCTTTGACTACGAAGGAATAGAAGGCAAAATTAATAATTTGTATGCAAATACAAAAAACTACAAAAGAAGCGAAGAAGTAGCAACATATCATGGCAATTGGAGCAGGCAAACAGGAATAGTAATTCAAAAAAATGTTGGAAAGAGATATATACGTGTAGTAGAGAATAAGGATGATTACTGCCCAGACAATTTAAGACCCTTAGGTAACCTATCCCATATTACAGTAGCTGAATTCACTGAAAAATTCGTGAATTTACAATCTTAATGTAAAATCGGCTCGTTTTGACCGGTTTAACCACCCTTTTAATCATTTTCCATAAATACAACTGACAGCTTATCGTATCTAAACAACAGGAGGAGATAAAAAATGGCTAATCAAAATAAATTTGAAGCAATGCTTGAAAAGCTAATTGCTGAAGACAAAGCGGGAGCAGAAGAATTGTTCCACGAAATCGTAGTTGAGAAATCACGCGATATCTATGAAAACTTATTAAAAGATGACGTAGAAGAAGTTGAAGTAGACGAAGCAACTGATGAAGAAGTAGATGAAACTACTGACGAAGAAGTTGATGAGTCAAGCAACGACGAAGAAACTAACGAAGCAACTGACGAAGAAGTTGACGAAGCTACTGACGAAGAAGTAGACGAAGCAACTGATGAAGAAGTAGACGAAGCTTCAGACGAAGAAGTTGACGAAAACTTTGTAGACGAAATTACACCAGAAGCTGAAGATGACATGGGTGGCGATGCCGCTGATGACATGATGGCAGATATTGCCGCAGACAGCGAAGAAGGTGACAAAGAAGATGACGAAGACATTGAAGACAGAGTCACTGATTTGGAAGATACATTCGATGACCTAAAAGCTGAATTTGACGCTATGATGGCTGATAAAGACGGTGACGAAGACGAAGGCGATGCAGAACCAGAAATGGATATGGACGCTGGAGACGACGAAGGTGATGACGATGAGGCAGAAGAAGCTATTGCTCCTGAAGCCGATCTTGAAGTAGCACCAGCATTTGAAGGCAAAAAAGATGCCAACACTGAAATGCGTGAGTATGTTGAAAAAGTAACAGCTAATATGGGCGACAACGGTGATAACACTAAGTCTCCAGTAGCTGGCGCTAACGACATGGGTGGAACTGCTGGAAACATTGCACAAGGTGGCGATGAAAAAGGTGGGAAAGCTGACTCGGCTAAAGAAGATAACGCAGGGAACGTTAACGTACCAGGCGGAAAAGCTTCAAAGTCAATGAGTGCTAACTCAAAAGGCCACGGCGCTGAGAAAAAAGGCGCAGGCGAAAGTGGAACTGATAGTAAAAGTACTATCGGATCTTAATAGTTAAGGAACTTATAGGTGTTTAATTTAACTGAGACATTGACATTCGACCAAGCAGGTATGGTTGTCGAGACTACTGAAAACAAGAATGGAGGCAAAGATCTTTATCTTAAAGGTATTTGTATCCAGGGCGGTGTAAAAAACGCAAACCAGCGAGTTTACCCTGTTACTGAGATAGGTAGAGCTGTCAAAACTCTCAACGATCAAATCACAGGAGGATATAGTGTTCTTGGAGAAGTTGATCACCCAGAAGGACTTAACATTAACTTAGACCGTGTAAGCCATATGATCACAGATATGTGGATGGATGGACCAAACGGTTATGGCAAGTTAAAAGTATTACCGACGCCAATGGGACAACTAGTTCAAACAATGCTGGAAAGCGGAGTTAAACTAGGTGTTTCATCGCGTGGGTCAGGCAACGTAAGTGAAGACGGTGCCGGCGAAGTAAGTGACTACGAGATTATTACAGTTGATGTTGTAGCACAGCCAAGTGCTCCGGGTGCATACCCAACCCCAATATATGAGCATTTAATAAACGCCCGTGGGGGGTACAAGGCATTAGAATTAGCAAGAGAAGTCCAAGGCGACGCGAAGGCACAAAAATATTTAAAAGAATCTTTGGTGAATATCATCAAGGGTCTAAGGTAATAGGAGACCATAATGTTGGAAGCACTAAAATCACTTTTTGAAAACAATGTTCTTTCTGAAGAGATTAAAGCTGACATCCAAGAAGCGTGGGACAAACAAGTTAATGAAAATAAACTTGCTGTCACAGCTGAACTTCGCGAAGAGTTTGCTTCAAAGTATGAGCATGATAAGGCTCAAATGGTAGAAGCAGTTGATGCATTAGTCAACGATAAACTAAGTGAAGAAATTTCCGAATTTGCTGAAGATAGAAAAGCATTAGCAGAAGCAAGAGCAAAATACGCTGTTGCAATGCGTGAAAACGCAGGTATGCTAAAAGGCTTTGTATTTGATCAGCTTAAGAAGGAAGTTGGAGAACTACATGAAGATCAGAAAGTTGTATCAGAGAAATTTGGTGCTCTTGAAGAATTTGTAGTAGAAGCTTTGTCAAAAGAAATTGCAGAGTTCCATCAAGATAAGAAAGACTTAGCAGAAACGAAAGTACGTTTAGTACGTGAAGCTAAAGATCACTTAGCAAAAGTTAAAGCTAACTTTGTTAAGAGAAGTGCAGAACTAGTAACTGAAACAGTAAGTAAAGGCCTTAAAAAGGAAATTACTGCACTGAAAGAAGATATTGATTCAGCACGTAAAAACGATTTTGGTCGCAAGATTTTCGAAACATTTGCGGGTGAGTATACTAACTCATACTTAAATGAAAAATCAGAAACATCTAAGCTAATGAAAGTTGTTGAGTTGAAAGACAAAACAGTTGAAGAAGCTAAAGCAGATGTTGCTGAGAAGTCGAAGATTATTGAATCTAAAGAAGCAGAGATTGCTAAATTAGTTGAAGCGACTAAGAGAAAAGAAGTAATGCACGAATTAACTGGTCCTTTGAGCAAGGATCAACGTGAGATTATGAATGACTTACTGGAAAGTGTACAAACGGACAAACTGAAAGGTGCGTTTGACAAGTACATTACTGCCGTTATTGACGGGAAGACTCCGGAAAAGAAGAAGGCGAAATTGACAGAGTCAGAGGCAAAAGAAATCACAGGCAATAGAAAAACTAACGTTAGTAGTGTAAGCGTCGAATCAACAAATAATATTGTTGACATTAGACGACTTGCAGGATTGAAATAAGGAGAAAATAATGTCAGAACTACTAGAAAGTCGCTGGCAGGATACCAAAGTTGCACTTTTAGAAGGCCTTCAAGGCAATAAGAAAGCAACAATGGCAAGCACTCTTGAAAACACACGCAAGTGGTTGAATGAGACTGCTACAGCTGGTTCTACAAGCGCCGGTAATGTTGCAACTCTAAATAGAGTTATCCTACCAGTAATCAGACGTGTCATGCCAACTGTAATCGCCAACGAATTAGTCGGTGTACAGCCTATGACAGGTCCAGTGGGTCAAATCCACACATTAAGAGTACGTTACTCAGATTCATCTGATGGTAACGAAGTAGGTGAAGAAGCACTTTCACCATTTAAGATCGCATCAGCTTACTCAGGTAACGCTACAGATGCAACACCAAAAGGATCTGCAACAGCGGCTCTTGAAGGTGCGGCTGGTAAGAGATTATCAATCCAGATCTTAAAGCAAACTGTCGAAGCAAAAACCAGAAAGCTATCAGCTAGATGGACTTTTGAAGCGGCTCAAGATGCTCAAGCACAGCAAGGTATCGATATTGAAGCAGAAATTATGGCGGCATTAGCCCAAGAAATTACTGCTGAGATTGATCAAGAAGTATTAGCTTCTTTACGTGCTTTAGCAGGATCTACAAACCAACAAGCATACGACCAGACTGCTGTAAGTGGTACTGCAACATTCGTAGGTGACGAACATGCGGCATTAGCTGTAATGATCAACCGTGTTGCAAACACTATCGCTCAGCGTACTAGACGTGGTGCTGGTAACTACGCAGTGGTATCGCCACATGCATTAACTGTACTTCAGTCAGCAACAACTTCAGCGTTCGCAAGAACAACTGAAGGTTCTTTCGAAGCTCCAACTAACACTAAAATGGTTGGTACTTTGAATAGTGCTATGAAAGTATATGTTGATTCATATGCGGCTGATAACACAGCAGTACTAGTTGGTTACAAAGGATCTTCAGAGTCAGACGCACCAGCGTTTTACTGCCCATACATTCCATTAATGAGCAGTGGCGTAGTGTTAGACCCTGATAGCTTTGAGCCAGTAGTAAGCTTCATGACTAGATACGGATATGTTGAGTTATCAAACACAGCATCGTCTCTAGGTAACGCGGCGGACTACTTAGGTACAGTTACTATCGCAGGTGTAACATTCTCTTAAGACATAGTCTTAAATAGAAGTACTAGAAAGGGCGGACTTAATTGTTCGCCCTTTTTTTATGACTAAAATTCCATTTTATATATTTTGGTAAACAAAGTGATTGCTCTTTGTTAATAACAATGTTATATTATTAATATAGCAACAAAAGAGTAATTAGCTTTTGTTTATAGTGCAAGGAAGAGGCCTTTACCAGAAGGGTCGAACTTGACTAGCCAGGGGTGGTACCCAGGTGCTGTAGTAGAAATACGCAGTATCACATCGCAGTCACTAGCGGGGTTAGGTTGTACGTATTAGAATGGTATTCGGGTACGTGCTTGTAGGTGTAACCAAGTCCTACCTATTTTGCTATACTTAAATTTAGACTCGCAAAAAGACCTATTATAAGCACCTTTTTCGCCGACCGGCTAAATACATATAACAACTTCTAAACAATGACAAACTGCTTTATGCAGTTTTTTTTGTGACTAAACGTTCTGCTAAATATTAGTATGAAGGACGAGTACACAACAGTCTTTTACGACCTTGTCCAAGAGACACAGTCCACTACAGGATACGAACTTCCAGTAGAAGTTGAAGCATATGTAGTAATGCTTCTTGCATCCAAAATAGATAAACCAAATATTATTCCCGTTGAAAGTTTTGCACAATCTTACCTTGCACTAAAACAACCTTATAGATTAACAGCTAAAGAATTAGGTGACACATGCCTGTTTGTAACAAGCGTATTCCCCTCTTACGGACGTCGATACGGTTTAGACAAGCATTACTATAGCAACATAGGAAAGAACAGCTACAGCCTAGTTAAAACAAGTTTAAACGGCCAACTGTTCGAAGTACTAGAAACACAATTTGATTTTGTAAGAGATTTCATTTCATTAACAGTACGAATTGATTAAACAGATAAATACTTGTGTCAAATAGTGTGCCGCAAGGCGGACTTATGCAGAATACCAACTGCGTAGCTCATAGAACGGGCATTGGACTACTTTTTATAGGAGAAAACAAATGGGAAGACCAATTAATAAAAGATATTTCGGAGTAGAGGGTGTAGGCCCAACTGCTGGCGGAACAGAGATCAAAGTAAACTTTCATAATGGCACAGCCGTTAAAGAAGGTTATATTGTTAAACAACTAGGTTCAAAAAAATTCCGTGTTGAAGAAATTGAAACAGCAGGAACTTTTGATTGTACACTAACAACTGGCGTATTACCAGCGGCTTTAACAGCTGGCCAAATGTCAATTTCAGTACAAGGTGCAGACTCAGAAACTTATGGCGTAAGTAAAATTACAAACCGTATGGTTAAAGTAGCTCAGCCAAGTGCAACTGGATCTAACGCACTAGACGGCGAAAGCCTTAAGTGGGCGTTAACTGGTGCCGCGGCATCTGGTACAGTTAGAATGGAAGAAGCTGGTGATGATAACACATTAACTGGTACAGACGACGACGATCTAACAGAAGACGCATAATATATTAATAGTGTAGGGGAGCAATCCCCTACATTGTTTGCTTAGGAATTTATAAATGAGACAATTAGTAACAGATGGTGATTATACGTTAAAGGTAGCAAGTGGTGGAACGCTTACTATTGATACCGGTAACCAAATTGGACAACTATACCTAACAGGTAATTTAGTTGTTAATGGTACGCAAACAAATGTTACCAGTGCTGATTTAAATATTGACGATAATATTATTGTTCTCAATGCTGGCGAAACAGGAGCAGGTGTTACACTTAATCAATCTGGTTTTAGAGTTGAAAGAGGTAGCTTACCTGACACACAGTTTTTATTCGACGAAAGTATTTCGTGGAATGATCCAGTAACACAAACAATTAAGACAGGTGCATTTACACTAATAGATGAGTCCGGTGGAAACGTTGGACTAAACGTTAGAAGTATTGCAACAGGTGGCGGAGATTTATTTTTAATCAATGCAGGTACAGGTGTTGTTAGTGTTAGTGGTACAAATAATTACGAAGACCAAGTTACAGACGACGATGACATTCCAAACAAAGCGTATGTTGACGGCGCTGTTGCAACACAGGTTGCCGCGGCAAACTTTAAAAGACTAAGAACAGGTAGTGCTAGTCTTACAGAGATTGTTGTTTCAGACTTTGAAGACAATGGTTTAGCAAGTAACTTTAGTATTACAGTTGACGGTGTTAACAATGTTACATACTTCAACAATAGAACAGAATTACACGATTTAAGAATTACCGGTTCAATGATTGAAACTACAGTAAGTAGTGCAGATCTTGTTTTATCAGCACCTGGCACAGGTTCAGTTGTTGTAGACGACCAACTACAGATACTATCAACACCTAGTTCAGATGATGCAAGTGTTGATCCTTCAGCACCAACAGATGGAGCAAAACTTTATGTTAAGGCTCCAGGAGTAGGCAAAACAGGAATATATTATGTAAATAGTAGTAATGTAAATGATGAATTAGTAAGTAAAAATAGATCATTACTTTTGAGTATGATTTTTTAAGGAAGCAAAATGGCAATAGCACAAGCAACAATAGGCGCAACAGATACAGTAGTACTAACAGTACCAGCAAACAAATCATATGCTATTACAACTATTATGGTATGTAATACAGCGGCATACGATGCGGCAGGTACTAATGATACTTCTTTTGATTTGCACTTTGTACAGCAATCACAACCTAAGAGTAATACTAATATGGTTGTTAAAGAGATGCCTGTACCAGGTGGAGAAACTTTTACATTTGATAGTGAAAAAGTTATCTTATCAGCAGGAGATTCAGTTACACTACTAAGTCAAGCACCGTTGAATTTAAGTGTAACAGTTAGTTATTTGGAAGTTTAATATGCGTTTTTTAAAAGCACAAAGTACAAATGCTAGAGGCATCTACGGTAACAAAGATATTCGTAGAGATATTAATGGCCTAGTTACATTAGACAGTACTAACGCTGTAATGGTACCAATTGGTACAACTGCACAGCAACCAGGCAATCCGACCAACGGAATGATGCGTTACAATACTACAACTAACGTATTTGAAAATTATGAAAACAGTTCATGGGCACCTGTAAGAAGATTTGCTCCAGCAAACATTGTTGTACAAGCCGCAGGTAACGGCGATGATGTAGAAACAAAGTTTGGTCCATTAAATAACGGTGACAGTTATAACCCGGCACCAGCGGCCGCACAAAACATACTTGTAATGGTAGAAAACGTTTTACAAATACCTACAACTAACTATGTACTAGAACAAAATCCAAGTGGCTATGCCGCAGGATGGTATGTAGTATTTGGAACCGCAGTACCAACAGGAAAACCTGTAACAATCTTCCACAACTTCGACAAGTAAATCCTATAAATATAGTATAGGAGGGCATAATGGCCATAGCAAGAATATCCGGTCCGTTACTAGCATCAAACTTAGTACGTACACAATCCGATCTTAAATTTGAAACTGATCTTCTTCACATTGGTTCTAGTAACACTCGTATTGGTGTTAGAACAGATGCCCCTACAGACTTATTACAAATTAACGGTCAAGTTAAAATTATTGACCCATATGCAACACGCTTAACTGGCGGCAATATTGAAATTAATACAAATGGTGCTAGAGCAGTTGTAGGCGATATTAATTTAGACTCACAAGCAAACATTCGTGCTGAAGAAATTAATACTGAAAAGTTATCTTTCAATTCACGCACAATTAGTAGTTTTACAAACAGCGATATTGTATTTGATCCTAACGGTTCGGGTACTACACAGTTCTTAAAAAGTGTTGTACAAATAGGTGATATGCACGCCGACGGAAATATTACTATTGCAGGTAATGTTAGTACAGGCGGAACATTTAACTTTGGTGACGATGCAAGTGATCAACTTTCATTTGGTAGTGTAGACTTTAGTCAAGATATAAATCCTAGAAGAACTGAGGACTTATTAAACTTAGGTAGTGCTACTAAGATGTGGAACAATTTTACTGTTGGTAAAGCAGTATTAGGTGACATTGAAATTGACACAGGTGTAATTACAACTAGAAGTTCAGGTAACAATTTAATAATACGTGCTAGTGGAACAGGAGCAGTTGTTATTGACAATATGCGTTTCTCTAGTAGTACACTTACAACTACATCGGGTGATTTAGTAATAGAACCAGGTGATGAAGACGTAGGCATTAGTGCCGCAGGTGCATTAAATGTTCCTCATGGTACAGAAGCACAAAGACCTAGTACTTACAGAGATGTTAGATATAATACAACAACTAACTTCTTTGAATTATTTTCAAATGCATATACCCCATTAAAAGGTATATGGAGTGAGGATAGACAAACTTATGTGTTAGCAGACAACAGCAACAGATTTGATTTTTATACTAATGGTGTAACAAATGTTAATATGGGTGTTGACGGATTGACTGCACATAGACTAGTATCACAAGACAGTATTACAATTGACAACGGAACTATTAGTTCAGCTGGTACTAACGATGCTATTAATTTAACAGCAAATGGTACAGGTAGTGTTATTACAGCAAACTTTAAGTTCAAAGGTAATACTATTACTAACACACATGCAACTAATAATCTAGTATTATCTAAAACAGGAATATACGGATATATTCAATTTGACGGCACATATGGAATAAAAATACCATATGGATCAACAGCCGCAAGACCACTAGGATATATTGGAGCAACACGCTTTAATACTACACTAAACTACCTTGAAACGTATGATGGTGCCAGTCAAACCTGGGCAAACGTATCAGGTGCAGGTGATTCTATTAACACCGAGTATATGGAAGAACTAGGCTTTATCTATACGTTAGCACTCGGTTAATTCCAAAATCGATAAATACATATAACATAGTACAAGACCAGTGAAGGGAGAGATACCGTTCACCGTGCTGTGGGACATTACTGTGGTCAACCCGCAATGTAAGGTGGTTGGAGGGACAGGATCCCCGTATTAGGAGAAAAAGGTGGCTGTAGGTCGTATTACTGGTCCGCTTTTAAAGCAGAATCTTCTTCGTAATGGAGTAGACTTAGCTTTTGAGACGGATTTACTTTATCTGGATGTTAATAACACCCGCGTTGGTATCAATACCGCAACTCCTCAATACGATTTAGATATTAACGGAACAGCAAGATCAATAGATTTAATTTCATCAGGTACAGCATATGTAGGTGATGTTAGAATTAATGGCAATACAATTAGTACTATTGCAAATACACTTAATCTTACTACAGTTGGTTCCGACAAAGTAACAGCATTAAAAACATTAGATGTTGACGATTTACGTCTTGACACTAATGTAATCAGTACAACAGTTTCAAACGCAGATATAGATATTATTCCAGACGGTACAGGTAAAGTAAACGTTACAGGTAACGCACAAGTTACAGGGAATTTAAATGTAACAGGGAATGTTTCAGCAACAGGTGATATTACTATTGGTGGTAACGTTACTATTGGTGATGACGAGAACGATACTATCAACATTGTTGCAGGTATTACAAGTGATTTATTACCGTCAGAGACAGCAAAATACAACTTAGGAACTACAGCTGAAACGTGGAACAGTATACACGCTACAAGTGCATACATTGATGACATACAAATTGATACAGGTGTTATACAAAACACAGTTTCAAACGCTGATTTAGAATTAAGATATGCAGGTAACGGTAGTGTTATCATTGACGATTTTGTACTTAAAGGTAGCAGAATTAGTTCAGCAAATGATATTGTTTTTGCACCGTCAACAGGTGTTGTTGATATTGATGGTACAGGATCTATTAGAATACCAGCAGGTACAACTGCACAAAGACCAAGTGTACCAGCAGTAGGTATGATACGTTACAACACAACTACTTCAAAGTTTGAAGGTTACGATGGTAACTGGGTAGTATTAACAGGTGTGTATGATTTAGATGCAGACACATATATTACAGCTGAATTAACACCAGGTGCAAATGACGATACTATACGTTTTTATGCTGGTGGAACTGAAATTGCTAGTGTTACACAAACAGAATTTAACGTTGCTAAACTACAAATTGACAGTATTAGCATCGACGGTCAAACAATTAGTACAACAACAGCTGATACCGACCTTATTTTAGCACCAAACGGCACTGGTGGTGTACAAATAGACAACATTAATATTAGTCAAAGTACAATAAATAACACTAGTACAGATGCAGTAACAACGTTTAGTAGCACAGGAACAGGCTTCTTTGAAATTGCAGGCACAGACGGATTTGTTGTACCAGTTGGAACAGGATCAGAAAGACACCCTAGTCCAGTAATTGGTATGATGAGATGGAATACAACTGATGGACGTTTAGAGATATATGACGGCACTCAGTGGGATTCAGTAGCAGGTAGTTCAGGATCAGTTTCGCAAACAGACGCACAAAATATTGCATTAGAATTAGTTTTGAGCATGGGATAAAGATATAAGATATGGCAACGTTTTTTAAAAATAAAGTAGAAAAAAGTGTAGGAACAGTACCTATCACAATACTAACAGTTCCACCGGCAAGTAAAGTTACTGCTATTGGAATGAGTATTGCAAACTTGCTAGACGGTAACACTAGAATTAGTATTCAAGTAAAAGATGATACTAGTGTACTAGGATATTATATTAAAGATGTAATGATTGCACCAAACGCATCATTACGTGCAATTAATGGTGGTGAGAAATTAGTTCTCCCAGGAAATAACGAAGTAGTAGTAACAGCAGATCAAGATGATGCTGTTGATGTAATTTTAAGTTACGTGGAGATTGTATAATGGTACAGTATGTAGGACAAGCACCTTTAGCAGGGCAAACAGGAGATAGATATTTTTACGCACTTCGCAGAGACGATGATGGTGCATTGTTTGTTGCTAAGGTAGACGTTGCTAGTCCGTCAGATGCAATCCAAATGAACAGACCAGGTGGACCAGACGGCAACTTTGCTGACTTCCAAACTGGCGAAGATTTCTTTGAAGGAAGAAATCCTAACCATGTACTAGTTTTTGATAACTTAGTATATGAACAAATGAGATGGGACGAAAAAAACATTTATTATTATGTTAATGAAGAAGGTGAGTTAGTCCTAAGAATTAATACAAAATATACATACGATGACAATGCATCAGCTGATCATTTACCGTTTGGAACTAACCCGACAGGATACACAGGATAATGGCCGAATTTAATCTAGCACGAATAAGATATACTTGGAAAAATGTCTGGCTTGCAGGTGCAACATACATCAAAGACGATATCATTAGACATGGTGGTAACACTTATGTTTGTATGGAAGGACACTTATCAGACCAAACTAGTTTTAACACAGATTTAACTGCGGCAACTCCAAAATGGTTATTAATGTCAGACGGTTACCAATGGAAGGGTAACTGGGCAGTTGAAACAAGATATAAAGTTAACGACTTAGTAAAATACAACGGTATAGTTTATCGTGTAATTGAAGAACATTTATCAGCGACAACACAAGCTGAAGGTATTACTGACGATACTGATAAGTTTTTATCATTTGCTTCAACTGAAGATTGGAACGGAGTATGGGCACCTCTAACAAGATATAGAATAGGTGACATTATACGTTACGGTTCTATTGTTTATAAATGTATTGAAGAACATACATCAAGTTCTATTACAGCAGGACTTGAACAAGACCAATCAAAATGGCAACTTACGTTTAAAGGTAATGACTTTAAATTTGAATGGGCTCCTAACTCAAGATATAAAATAGATGACGTTGTAAAATACGGTGGTATTATCTATAGATGTGTACAAGGTCATACTTCAGCGGCATCAGCTCTATTAGGCTTAGAAGATGATTTAAGCAAATGGACTGTTGTACTAAGTGGTATTGAATATAAAGGCTTTTGGCAAGATAACGGAGACTCATCAGGAACAAGATATAAAGTTGGTGATCTAGTAAGATACGGACCAACTGTTTGGAGATGTAAAGAATATCATGCATCATTAACAGACTTTGATGAAAGTAAATTTGATATTTGGATGCCAGGACTAGGCTTTGAAGCTGAATGGTCAGCATCAACAAGTTACCAACCAGGTGATATTGTACGTTACGGTGGATATACATATACATCAATGACAAACAACTTAGGTAGTGCTCCTAGTGTAACAGGTGTTTTCTACGAAGGTGAAAGTTTACAAGGTTTATATGATTGGGAATTATTAATTACTGGTTATAAAGTAACAGGTGAATGGACATCATCAACTGCATATAGAACAGGTGACGTAGTTAGAAATAACGGATTTGTTTATATTGCTGTACAAGATAATACTAATCAGCAACCAGATGCATTAGATCCTGAAATATCAGGTTACTACGATCCAGGTGAAACTAGAAGTGCAAACGGTGGATACTCAATGTATTGGCAGTTAGTAATTACTGGTGTTTCATATCAAGGTGAATGGATTGATACTAAAGATTATGTACTAGGCGACATAGTTGTTCAAGCAGGACAAACATGGAAATGTATACAAGCACACGAAGGTGATGATTCATCATTAGTTGAACCAGCACTAGATGCAACAAACAGTTACTGGACGAAACACATTGTAGGTGCTACTGGTAACGTGATGCAATACAGAGGTGATATTAGAACACATGATGGAAGTAATCATGTAAGACGTGCTATTGGTAATCCAGGTGATGCAATGAAAGTTGTGTCAAGTGACGATCAATGGGAAGCATTAGGTACAATTCCTAAAGTGTATTATGTTGCAACATCAGGACAAGATATTTCAGGTGCAGGATTAACAGCAACTAACCCATTTAAAACAATTAAGTATGCTACACAATATATTTTAGGTGACGAAGCTAACAGAGCTCCAGCAACAATTTTTGTTAGCACAGGAATTTTTGAAGAAATTCTTCCTATCAAAGTACCAGCAGGTGTTGCTATTGTTGGAGACGAATTAAGAAGTACTACAGTTAAACCAAGAGAAGGTTCAGAAGACCAAGACATGTTCCAAGTTAGAAACGGCTGTGGAATTAGAAATATGACTCTTGAAGGATTACAAGGTACACTAGGTACACCAGATACTTACGGAGCATCAGTTCCAAGTGCAGGTGCATTTGTTGCACTTGACCCAGGTACAGGACCGTCAGACTCAAGCGTATGGATTACAACAAAATCAACATATGTACAAAACGTAACAACTATAGGTACTGCTTGTGTTGGATTAAAAATTGACGGTGCATTACACAATAGCGGAAATAAATCAATCGTTGCTAACGACTTTACACAAGTTATTAGTGATGGTATTGGTGTGTGGGCTAACAAAGACGGTAGAGCAGAGCTTGTATCTGTGTTTACATATTATTGTCATATTGGTTACTATGCTACAGCAGGTGGTAAACTACGTGCTACAAACGGTAACAACTCATACGGAAAATACGGATCGTTTGCTGAAGGAGAACTAGTTAGTGAAACTCCAATTACAGCAACAGTTAATAACAGATATTACAATGCAATAGCACCAACTGTTTACAGTAACGCTAACCAAATTTTTGCACTAGGATACACACACGCAGGTGAAGAATATACTAATGCTACATATAATATTACAGGTTCAGGTAGCGGTGTTGGAGTTGATAACGCTTCGACTGATACTAGAAACGGTGGAATTAGTGAACTTAGATTACTTGATCCAGGTGACTCGAGTACACCAGGTGGTAGAGGACATATTACAGGTGTAAGAAACTCTGCACAAGGTGGAGATAGTATTTCAATTACTATTGCACAATCAGATGCAAACGGACCAGAATACTATGTTGGTAGAGCTATTACCGCAGTTAATGGAATAGGTGCCGCAGATGCAAACAGAGTTGGTAACGTAGACGATGCTCCTTATACATATACAGGAGTTACAGCAACTTCAAATAACCCACTTGCAAAATCTACTGTAGGAACATTTACAGTTAGTGTTGACGCAACTGGAGCCGCAACTGTTACAGTTACAAATGGCGGACACAGTCATAGACTTGGAGATACTATTACAATTTTAGATAGTGACATTGGTAACTTTGGTGCACCAAACTTAACGTTTAATGTATCAGGTATTAGTGAGTCAATGAAAATTATCATTGAAGAAGGTGAAGGTGTTGGACAGTTTGGAATAATTGACGAATACTTTACTACAACTAAAAAGATTAATGTACTACGTGAGTCAGATGGCAAACGTGGTTGGGACCATTTAGTTCCAGGTTGGCCAATTGCAACAACACTAGACGGATCAACAACTTATAGAATTGAATCAAGGATTGAAGTAGAAGCACCACCATATGCAGAAGAAGGCTTTGCTACAGGATATAATGCAACAGCTTGGCAAGATTGTTTCTCTGCAACAGGTGCAACAATGGTTGCATTTCCTTCAACAGGAACAGATAAAGCAATTTACAGTAATGAAGCAGGAGACCAATGGACACCTGCAATTATTGATGCAGACTTTGTAAGACCAAATTGTATTGTTAAGTGTAAAGGTAAATTAAAATACTTTATTGCACTAGGTGACGGAACTAAAGCTAACTTGTCAACAGCAGGTACAGCATGGGGGTCAACAGCATACAGTATTAATCAACACAACTGGATTGAAATTGTTGAAGGTCCATATAATACAACTTCACACACAGTTATTGCAATGGCAGACGACAGTGATGAAATTGCAATTAGTACAACAGACGGTACAAGTTGGACTTATGTTAACACAGGATTTGGAACAGGACAAAAATTCTTAGCTTACGGTAATGGTAAGTGGATGATTGTTAAAGAAGATGGTACTGCTATAGAAAGTATTAACGATGGCCAAACATGGCAGTCAGCAAATAATGTTGCTCCAGGTACATACAACGTTACAGGATTTGCATTTGGTAATGGAAGATTTGTAGCATCAGTACAGCCAAATGGAACAGCTACATTTGTATTTGATCCATCAACTACAATGATTAATTCATCGACAGGTACAACTAGTGCTACGTTTGGACTAAACAGTACATTCTATATTAGCTTTACAGATAAAGACACAGGACCAACAAACTCAAGTTGGTTACAAGTATCAGACGGAAACTACATTGGTACAAGAGTATTTGGACTTGCTTATCAAGACGGATTGTTTATGGCAATTAGTGTACAAGGTGATATTTTATATGGTGATGGTGGACATGTTTGGAACAACAAACCAGCTATACCTTTATTAAACTCACAGAATTACAGACAAAAAATTCACCCAATGACTATGACACCAACAACTGGTGCCGCTGGTCCAAGATTTATGATTACTCCGTCAAGTGCAACAGCAAACTTAGCGGCAATTAAATTTGGTGCTAAAGCTAAAATGAGAGCGTTCCCTGTAACAACAGGACGCATTGATTCGTTTACAATGTCAGATACAGGTAGTGGGTATGACGCAGGTGTTCCACCACAAATACATGTACATGATACACAGAAAACAACAGAAGTAACATATCAAGTTAGAGTTAAAAATAGAGTATTAGGTCAACCTAACTTTACTAACAGAGGTGCGGCTTATACTAAATTTAACCAAGTAGAAATTACTGGTGACGGTTACGCAGACTTATTCCAAATTGGTGGAGAGATAATTGTTAGCAATCTAACATTACTTCCAAGTCCAGGTGATAACTTTAGAGTTGACGGTATTAATGATGTAATTTATAAAGTTGGTACAGCTACAATATTAGAAGGTGCTACACCAAACGCTACAGCAAAACTTACAATTAGTCCTAACATGGGCGTACAAGAATCGCCAGTACATGCTACACCGGCAAATATTAGACAAAACTACAGTCAGGTAAGATTAACATTCCATGACTTCCTAGATATTGGTACTGGTAATTTTGGCGATACTGCTTATCCATTGTTATACACAGATGGGTATGGTAATATTAATCCACCAGAGCAATCATACGAAGCTCAAGAGTACAATGGAGGTAGAGTATTCTACGCTTCTACAGACCAAGATGGTAACTTTAGAGTTGGTGAATTGTTTAAAGTTGAACAAAGTACAGGTATTGTTACTATTAATGCTTCACAGTTTGACTTAAAAGGTCTTGACGAACTTAGACTTGGAGCGTTTATACTTGGTGGAACAAACGCTGTAATTAGAGAATTCTCAAAAGAACAAACATTTGTTGCTAACAGTAACAATATTGTACCAACACAAAAAGCTATTGCGGCGTATTTACAAGGTAGAATTAGTGGTGGTGGATCAAATGTAGCGGCGAACGCAGTTACAGCAGGTACTTGTAAATTTAGTGACTTGAATCACATATCAAATACAGGTGGAATAGCTATTAATATTCCAGTACCGATGCACATGACTAAAATACCAAGTGGTATGATGATGGCACAAGCGTTCTTTAACGGTAATATGGATACTATGATGCTTACAGAGAGTCAAGATGACTTTGAAGGAAGCGATGGATTCTATGACGGTGGCGAAAATGGCTACGGTCCAGGGGGAATATAAACCAAATGATAAATACATATAACACGCATGTAGGAAGAAACAATGGCAGAATTTAAACTAGGTAGAATTAGATTTGTATGGAAAGGTTCTTGGACAACCGGAACTGTATACTATAAAGACGACATCGTAAGACAAGGCGGAAGAACTTACTTCTGTAACGTAGGTCACACAGCGTCTGCAGATTTTGCCACAGATGAATCAGCTAAATGGCAACTATTTACAGATGGTGTTTCTTGGAACGGTACTTGGACTTCTAACTACTATTACAAACAAAACGACCTTATTAAATATGGTGGTTACCTTTACGTTTGTAACACAGCTCACACTTCTGAAGTAGACGGTGCAACAGCAGGAAAATTAGAAACTGATCAAGCTAAATGGGATTTATTTGCAGAAGGCTTTGATTGGAAAAGCGACTGGACTATTACTACAGTTTATAAAGTAAATGACATTGTTAAGTACGGTGGTAATTTATATCTTTGTAACACAGCACATACAGGTTCAAGTTCACAAGGTAGTGACACTGATGGATTAGAAGCAGATCTTTCTAAATGGGATATTTTCTCAAAAGGAATGGACTGGAAAAGCGACTGGGCAATTAGTACAAGATACAGAGCCGGCGATACTGTTAAGTATGGCGGCAGAATGTACATTTGTAATGAAGGTCACCTTAGTGCGGCAACAACTGGCGATGGTCTAGAATCAGATCAAACTAAGTGGGACGTTGTACACAACGGTATTGAATACAAAACAGTACATGCAATTAATACACGATACAAAATTAATGATGTTGTTAAGTATGGTGGCGGTCTTTGGATCAACACACACGAACATACATCAAGTGCAACAAGTTTAACTGACGATGTTACAAGTGCAGGACACATTGTAACGATTGATCAAATTAGTGCCGCTGACACAGACAGAACAGCAGGTACATACAACGACATTACAGGAACATCAAACGGTTCAGGTACTGGACACAGATTTAATATTACAATAGACAATCTTGGTGCGGCAACTGTAACAGTAGTTAAAGGTGGACAAGGACATGCGATTGGTAACACAATTTCAATTAGTCCAACAGACTTTGGCGGAACAGGAACTACACTTACGTTTAACGTTCTTACTATTGAAACAAGTACACAATGGCAACAGTTTATTCCAGGTTTAGAATTTGAAGACAGTTGGTCAGGATCAACTGCATACCAAATAGGTGACTTTGTTACTTATGGTGGTTACTCTTATATTGCTACGCAAAACAACACTAACGTTGTTCCATTTGGTAACGCATCAACATGGGATTTATTTACAACAGGATTTAGTTTAAAAGGTGACTACAATAATGCAACTGCTTATAAAGTTGGTGATGTAGTTAGAGTTGGTGGATACACATATATTAGTATCCAAGACACAACAGGAAACAGACCACCTAACGTAACTTATTGGGACAGACTTAACGAAGGTATGTCTTGGAAAGATGCGTGGGCTAACGCAACATACTACGACTTAGGTGATGTTGTTAGAGGAATTAACAATGTTAACTCTTATATTTGTGTACAAGCACACACATCAGATCAAGTAAGTAATCAAGATAGACCAGATCAAGATGTAGCAGGTGCATATTGGAAACTTATGTCAGGCGGTGTTGAGTCAGGTAACTTAACAACTGCTGGTGACTTAGTTTACTACGGTGGATCAGGACCAACAAGATTACCAATTGGTAAAGACGGTCAAGTATTAAAAGTTAATGAGGCAGGTAATGCTCCGGAATGGGCATACTTTGGTCAGTTAGATCAAGTTTACTATGTTGGTAAAAGTGGTGTTGACGGATTTGCACCAGCATATGGTGTTACAATCGATAAGCCATTCTTTTCAACAAGATGGGCATGTGAGCAAATACGTAAAGGGCCACGTAACCCAGAAGCAACAAATTTAATTGAGATGAACAAACAGTTTATCCAAGAACAAACAATGGAATTTATTACACACAGTATTGCAAATAATACTGCTCCATTTACAACTTCATTTACATATGATGCAGTTAAATGTCGTAGAGACATTGGAATTATTTTAGATGCATTACTATGGGATCTAAGACACGGCGGTAATGTAAGAATGCGTGAATGTGCATTGTCTTATATTTCACCAGGTGGTGCAAACTATGTTGCAGGACAAACAGCAGAAACTAATGCGGCAATTAATTACGCAATGAGCTTACTGCCAAACATTATTACAAATTTACCACCAGCGGCAAACTACGCAACATTAAACAGCGTAGCAACACCAGTTGTACAATTTACTGATTCAACTAAAACTGCTGAGCCAAACATTGCAACAACAGCTAATGCGTTGACATTATTAATTACAGATACAATTACAGCAGGTAATACTACTAATTTACAGAAAAAAATTAAACCAAACGTAACAGTATTTGTTAAAACAGGACAGTATAACGAAATACTTCCAATTATTGTTCCAGCAGATGTAGCAGTTGTTGGTGATGAATTACGTAGTACAGAAATTAGTGCGGCAACAGCAGGACCAACTGATGTTAACGATGCTAACCTAAGTAAAACTGCTATACTAAGAATGAAAGCAATACTTAGCGATGTTGTATTAAACAACGCTGTTACTAAAACAGCGGCAGGTGGACACTTAACAATGGATACATTTAGTGCCGCAGACGCAAGTAGAGCAACAGGTACGTATACAGGCGTAACAGGTTCAAGTTCAGCGGCAGGTACAGTAGGAACATTTGATATTACAGTAGATGCTAACGGTGCAGTAACAAGCGTATTAGTAGTTACAGCAGGATCAGGACATGCAATTAACGACACAATTACTATTGCAGATAGTGTATTAGGTAACGGCGGTGGAGCGGCATTTACAATGGATGTTGCAACAATCAGTACAGGTAACACACGTACACAAGATGTTAGATTACCAGCAGGTAATGCAACGGCTGTTACAACAGCTGAGTTACTATTCCAAGACATTCATAATTACATTGACTATGAAGTTAACGGAGCAGGAACTAAACCAACAGTTGTAGGACAAGTTGGTAGAAGAACTGATGCGGCTTACACAGATACAAGAGGTAGAATTTTAGCTAACTTAGAATTCTTAGTAGATGAAGCATATGAATATATTCAAGCTAACAATACTAAAGCATTCCAAGAAGCAAGTCCAGATGCGGCTCAACAAGCATCATGTAAAAGAGATGCAAGAGAATATGTAAAAGCAGTTCTTTGGGATTTAGAAAACTTTGGTAACTACTATTCAACACTTACAGGTAGATGGTTTAGTAACGCAGTAGGTGGATCACTTACAGAAGATATGTTCTACTTAGAAAACGGTACTGGTTTAAGAAACTGTACTGTTAAAGGACTAGCAGGAGCATTAGGTGCACCAAACGCATACGGAACTAAACGTCCAACAGCAGGAGCATTTTGTTCACTTAACCCAAGTTGGGGACCAGATGATGAAGATGCGTGGATTGCTACTAGATCACCATACGTACAAAACGTAACAACGTTTGGTACAAGATGTGTTGGACTTAAAGTAGACGGAGATATTCATAACGGTGGTAACGATTCAATTGTTGCTAACGACTTTACACAGGTACTTGATGAAGGTATTGGTGCATGGGTTACTAACTTAGGAAGAGCAGAACTTGTTTCCGTGTTCTCATACTACGGACACATTGGTTATCTTGCAGAAGCAGGTGGTAAAATACGTGCTACTAACGGTAACAGTTCATATGGTGACTTTGGTACTGTAGCAGAAGGTGTTGACTTAACTGAAACAGCTATTAAAGCAACAGTAGATAACAGAAGTTTTGACGCAGTTATTGGTGCAGTTGTAACTAACAACGCAGGAATTATACACCACGAATATTTACATGCAGGTAGAGAATATGTACCAGCTAACACAACACTTAGTTACTCAGGAGATGGATTTGGTATTACTGGATTAACTCCAACAGTTGTTACAGGTGGTGTTATGCAGATTAGATTAACAGGTACAGCATCAACATTTGGTGGAGCAGATTATAAAACTGCAACTAATACTCCACAAACTGGTGATACTACAAGCATTACAATTTCAAACACAGATGCTTCGTTGAGTGCGGCATACGCAGGTATGGCAGTATTCTTAGTAGGTGGTAAAGGTGCAGGGCAGTATGGATATATTGATACATACAACGCAGGTACAAAAATTGCAACTATTAAAAAATATTCAGATAACTTAGCAGGTTGGGACACTACAGTTAACGGACAAACAGTTGAAACTGAATTAGATAATACAACGCAATACAGCATTGAACCAAGAGTTACTATTAGTGCTCCTGGTAATGATGGATCAACAGCAACGGCACAAGCTATTGCTAGAGCAAAAGTTGCAGATGGTAAAATTAGTGAAGTAAGAATTATCCACCCAGGTGCTTCTTATACATCACCTCCAACAGTAACATTTACAGATCCAAACAATACACTAGATGCTCCATTAGAAGTATTCTTAGGCGATGGTGTACTTGCACAACCAACTTTTGCTTCAAGAGGAACAGGTTGGACAACAGCTACAGCTGAAGTTGTAGATGCAGGTTATGAAAAAGACATTACAGGAGTATCATTTACTGCTAATCCTTATGCTTATACATTGCTTACAGCTAACAAAGAATTTATTAAAGACGAAGTTATTGCTTATATTGACAATCAAATTGCAAACGCGGCGGTTGGTAGTTCATTATGGGATGCCTTTACATATGATGCAACAACATGGGAAGCAGACGTTGGCGAATATGTTGACGCACTAGCACATGATATTAAGTTTGGTGGAACTAAAGAAACAATTAGAGCCGCTAGAAGTTATTGGATTGGTGTAAACTCTACGCTACCAGGAAGACAAGGTCAAAAACTTGCGGCTTATGAGTTTATGAGAACGTTGCTAACAACTAATATTTTAGCTAACTCGGCTTACACAACTTTACAAAGTCCAGTAGTAACTACACAAACTACAAATGCTAACAACGGTGAAGCAGGTGCTATTACTTTAATGGGCGGCTTAATTGACATTGTTAACGAAGGACTAATAAACGGACTTGACAGTTTACCACAAGACGGTGGAACAGGTATATTAAATATCACTGTTACATCACATGGATTAATTGACGGAGACAAAGTGTTAATTAATACAGTTGGTGGTACAACACAAATTAACGGTAATAGATATTATGTAAAACGTATTGATGCAAATACTTTACAACTTTACTTAGATTATTTGTTACTATTTCCGGCAGTACTTACAAACGGTAGCCCATATGTTGCTAACGGTACTATATCATACGGAGCAGGTTATAGAGATGCTAAACAAGATGGCAAATACATGCAGGTTGAAGGAATGGAAAGTATTCCACAAGCTGGTGCAAACGTAGAATTTGCAAGTTTACCAAATCAATTCTTTAAACTTGTTAGTGTTACACAATTAACTGGTAGTTCACCATACTCAGCATTACTACAAATATCACCAAACATGGAGTTAGACGATGCTCCAGCACATGGCGATAATGTTGAAATGAGAATTAGATACTCACAATGTAGACTAACAGGACATGACTATTTGGACATTGGTACTGGTGGATTCACTACTACTAACTATCCAGGTACTCCAACTACACCAGCTGATCCTACAGATGAAGCTGTAGAAGGTGGTGGAGGAAGAGTGTTCTTCACAAGTACAGACCAAGACGGTAACTTTAGAGTTGGTGACTTGTTTAGTGTTGAACAGGCAACTGGTATTGCAACTCTAAATGCTGATGCATTTAGTATATCAGGACTACAAGAACTACAACTTGGAGCAGTAGCACTTGGCGGTGCTGGTGCAACAGTTAACGAATTTAGTACAGATGGTACGTTTACCGCGAACAGTGATAGTATTGTTCCTACACAGAAAGCTATTAAGACATATATTACTAGCCAAATTGGTGGAGGAGCTTCAGAATTGAACGTAAATAGTGTAACTGCTGGTGTTATCAATATTCAAGGTAATACAATAACAACTACTACCGGAGTATTAATAAATACAACAGCACAGATGCATTTCACAGGTGGCGTAAGCGGATCACCTGTAGCGATGCAACAATTTATATTGAGCTAAAAGGAGAAATAATATGGCCACAGGAAGATTAGGACACGCAGATTTAGCCGCTGGCACTAACACTTCTCTTTACACGGTACCTGCAAACACCTTCGGGATTGTTACGCTATCGATTTGTAATAGAGGAAATAGTGCTATTTCGGTAAGAGTTGCGGTCGCATCAGCTGGAACACCACTAGATAGTGAATACATTGAATATGATGTAGAAATTCTAGCTAAAGGTGTGTTAGAGAGATCAGGTATTGCTTTGGCGGCAGGGCAAATACTTGTTGTTTACAGTTCTGCCGTGAACGTCAGTGCAGTAGCAATGGGTATTGAGACATCTACAGCATAATGATAAATATAGTAATAAAAAGGAAACACTAAAATGGGAAGATATATTTCAACAACAGGAACTGCTAGTAGCGTTATTCGTACAGTTAACACTACTTATAGTGCTATTGTTAATGATAGAATTTTAGCTGATTCTTCGGGTTCTGGATTTACAATTACTTTACCGGCAAACGCTGGCTTAGTCGTAAACGATACAATTTCAGTCATTGATGTTACAGGTAATTTCAACACCAACAATGTAACACTTAGCAGAAATGGTTCAAAGATCCAAAACTTATCTGAGGATTTAGTTTTAGATATTAATAACGTAGCGATTACATTGATTTATTCCGGGTCGACTTACGGCTGGATTATGTCAGGAACGTAAGAAGAGAGGATATTAACTATGGCAGACCTGAGAACACTATTAGGCGACACTATTGGAGGATCATCCGTTCCAACAAAATTCTTCTACGTCTACAATAACAATAGAGGAATTAACAATGGTGGTTGCTGTTGTAACTGGACAGTACCAGCTGGTATTGTTAACGTAACATTTGAGTTATGGGGAGCAGGCGCGGCAGGAGCAGGAGGTTGCTGTTGTCAGTTTAGTTCACAGAACGCAGGTGGCGGGTCGTATAGTATTAGATCACACTCAGTTGTAGCTGGATGCACATTTACAATTTGTGCGGCAGGTAACGGAGCATGTTGTGAACGTGATTGTCTAGGAATAGACGGATCAACTAGTTTTGTAACTGGATCAAGTATTCCAACAACATGTGCAAGAGGTGGATGTACAGGAAGAACAAACTGTCATGCACACTACGCATATAATTGTTGCTTTGGATGTTCACAGATATCAGGCGGTACACAAGGTGATCTAAGATTAGGACACTCGCGTAACGCACCACTACACACACATTACTGCCACAATCAAATGTGGGATTATGTTAGTGGACCACCAAAAGGTGGTATGACTAGAAAGGGTCGTGATTACTGCGGTAATCCAATGACTTGTTCAGGTTGTGGATGGGGTTGTGCTCAACCTTACCCAGGAGACGGTGGATATAATGGTACTGCATGTGGCGGTCCATGCTGTTGGGGTCATTGGGGCTCAGGCGGAATGGTTAAGGTGTCGTACAGTTAATATGACTAAATACAAACGAAGGAAACAAAATGGCTGAAATTACAAAAAACTTTACATATGATATCCCCAATGAATATTTGAGTCAATCAAATAGCGACGGGGATACAGCAACAGCTAGTTATACAGGTCCAGAGACTTTATATATCTATGTTGATGCAACAAGCGGACAAAATACACTATCACAAAATCCACCAGATGAGGATTTTAACTACAATCCAACTACTGATACAACACCAGAAGGTGAAAGATTAGTTGAATTAGATTGTTCAGGCGAAGATACTTTAATGTGTGCTATCTTTCTTCCACACACAGTAACGTTAACGCAAAGTGATGTTGTAACAAATTTACCAGAAGGTTACGGAACTTACGCAACACAATGGCCACCATACCCAGATCATGCTTACGAAAGAGAAATGTGTACGCATAGTGCTGATACAGGTAATTGGACATTGACTTGGAAACAACCGTGGCAAACATGGGAAACATTAACACAATTAAGAAACGATAGACTAGATGCAACGGATCATAGAGTATCAGCAGATATGCCTGATAGCGTTAAGAATCCTTGGATTGAATTTAGACAAAAACTTAGAGAATTACCAGTTACGTACGGACGTGGTACAGCAGATGAAATTCCAGCACATATGGTTAAGTTCCCCGAAGAACCAACTGTAGGCGGATATGCTGAAGCACCAGCTGAAGACGGCGTAGGAATAGGTTAAGGAGAACAATAAATGTCTGCATTAAGATCACTATTACAACTTGGAACAGATTCCGGAGCAAAGCCTCTGAGAACAATTTATGTTTACCACAGTTCATTTGATAACACTCGTAACAGTAACCCAGGTTGTTGTTGCGGTTGGACACCTAGTGCAGATGTAAACTGGGCGGCTTTTGAAACTTGGGGTGCAGGCGGAGATGGCGGCGGTGGCTGTTGTTGTATGGCAGGGTTCCCAGGAGGAGCAGGATCATACGGTAGAAAAATTGCTGAAATAACACCAGGCGCAACATTTACATTATGTGCAGGAGCGGCAGGTTGCTGTAGACCAGTAATGGGCTGTACAGGATGTGGTAGTTATGCATGTTCAGGTAACGGTTGTAAATCAGGAGGCTACTTTTGCTTATGTGCATCAGGTGGCGGATATGGTTGTGCAACTTGTGGATTTGGTACTGCATGGGG